GCCGCTCAGCCGGGCGGCCCAGCGCGGCCTGGTGGGCGCGCTGGGCGTCTACCTGGCGGTGGTGGCCCGCATCCCCTACCGAGGCCTCGACGAGGACGAGGTGCTCGAGGACGACCCGAGCGCCTGGCGCACGCCGGCGTTCTCCATGTGGGCCGCGCTCGGCGCCGGCGTGGCCTTCGCCGAGGCCATCGCCCAGGCCCGCAACGACGTGGCGCGCAAGGCCGACACCGAGCTGGCCATCGCCCAGACCCGGGCCATGTCCGCCCTCACCGAGGGGACCGGGGTCCGCTACCACCGAGTACTCGCCGGCGACGGCTGCGAGTTCTGCGTGGCCCTGGCCGACGTCGAGGTCGCCTCGGGTGACGCCATGGAGATCCACCCGGGGTGCAACTGCTCGGTCGAACCGGTGCTGTGATTGGCGCCCAAGCGGGTCCACCTGCGCAAGGCCACTACGGGCCTCAGCTACTGCGGCCAACAGGGCGACCTGACCGACGACGTCGAGCTGGCCACCTGTCTCAACTGCCTGCGCTTCTGGCGGCTCGCCGAGCAGCGCCAGGCCCAAAAAGGAGGATGACCAGATGGGCCTCGAGGAGGACCTGAGGGCGGCCCAGGCCGCCCTGGCTGAGCGGGACACGGCCATCGCTGAAAAGGACGCCGCACTCAAGCAGCTGAACACCGACCTGGGTGCCCTGCGCCAGAAGCAACGGGGCCACGACGCCCTGGTGGCCCAGCTGCAGCAGGACAAGGACAACCAAGCCGCGGCCCTGTCCCAGGCCCGCATGGCCGGCGCCGACGAGGCCCGGGCGGCCATGAAGGCCGAGCAGGGAAAGGTGCTGGCCCTGGCCGAGCTGCGGGTGCTGGCGGCCAAGCGCCTGCACGACCCCGACGACGCCGCCCGGTACGTCGACCAGGCCAAGATCATGGGCGCCGACGGGGCCTTCGACGCCGCCGCGGCCACGACCCAGCTCGACGAGCTCCTGACGGCGCGGCCCTACCTAGCCGGCACGGGCAACGGCGGGCCGCCGCCCCCGCCGCCAGGCCCGCCTCGAGGTAACGGCGACGGCGGCATGCGGCCGCCGGGCACGACCGACCCCGACGCCCCGTTCAACGCCGTCATCAGGCAGGCGGTCAACAAGCGCTAACATCCCCACCGCGGCAGCCTTCGCGGGGCTGACCGGCCCGCAAGGGCGCTGGCGATGCCACTGAGAGCACGCCGGGAAGCTCAGAGTCCCGTCGTCCACTTTTGGAGGTATCGCCTTGGCTTCTGACTTTTCCGGACTCATCCCCGTCGAGATGGGCCGGCAGATCCTGCAGTCGGCGGCAGCGAGCTCGATCACGCTGCAGCTCGCCGCCCAGCAACGTATGACCACCGGCCAGACCCAGATCCCGGTCCTGTCGGCCCTACCCACCGCCAGCTTCATCGCCGCTCCCGGCTCGGCCAAGCCCGAGACGGAGATGCGGTGGTCCTCGCTGGTGATCCAGGCCGAAGAGATCGCGGCCCTGATGCCGGTGCCCCGCTCCTACCTCGACGACAGCGCGTTCAACATCTGGGGCGAGGTGCGGCCCCGTCTGGGCGAGGCGGTGGCCAAAACCCTAGACAATGCCGTCATTTCTGGCGTGGGGGCGCCGCCCAGCTTCCCCACCGGTGGAGTACTCGCCGCCGCCGGCCCGCCCATCCAGGCCCAGCCCAGTCCCGACCAGCCCGACATCGTGGCCGCAGTTTCGGCCGCTATGACCAAGATCGAGAACTCGGGCCTGGACGTGACCGGCTTCGGCGCCCGGACCACGGTGCGCGGGGCCTTCCGAGGCGTGCGCACCGCCACCGGTGAGTTCTTGGTGTGGGCGCCGTCCGAGCCGGGGGCGCCGGCAACCATGTTCGGTTCGCCCCTGGCCTACAGCCGGATCGGCTTTACGCCCGCCGGCGCCGCCGACCTCATCGCCGGCGACTGGACGTGCCTGATCGTGGGCCTCCGGGAGGACATGCGCTTCGACATCTCGACCGACGGCGTGATCCGCAACCCGACCACCGGGGCCGTGACCGTGTCGGCGTTCCAAGACGACGTCGCCATCATGCGCGTTTACATGCGCGTGGGCGCCGTGATCGGCCGACCGGTGCTCAACAAGCCCGACGGCACCCAAGGCCTGGGCGACCCCTTCGCCGCCGTGAAAGTACCCGCCGCCAGCTCCATGCAAGCGACCGAGTCCACGGTGAGCGGCCAGGGCACCAAGACGGCGACCAACACGGTCAAGTAAGTGGCGCTGCCCCCACTGGGCCGGGTGAACATCAACTGGGGCGATATGAGCGCGCCCCAGGTCATCAACCTGACGGTCTCGCCCCCGCCCGAGCTGGCCGTGGACCACCTCTACCGCCACGCCGGCACGTACGCCATCACCACCGCCTTCCGGGACGCCATGGGGCGCAACTGGGGGCCAACGCGCACCCGGATGTTCACCGTCCGCCCCGGGGCGCCCGACGGCGGCACCGACCCCGGGCCGCCGCCCGACCCCGAGGAGCCCGAGGAACCCGACCCCGAGGAGCCCGAGGAGGAGTGACCGACTTCGCCCTGGCCCCGCTGCCACCCCTGTGCTCGATCGAGGACGTGGAGGCCATCGGCGGCCCCATCGCGGACGAGGACGCCGACCGGGTCATGCGCCTGATCGACATGGCCTCGGCCGCCGTGCGCCGCTTCTGCCACCAGGTCTTCCCGGCGCCCGTCCCCGACGACCTGGTGGGCATCGTGGCCGCCAAGGTGGCCGGCTTCGTGGTCAGCCAGGGGGCCAACCCGGACGGGCTGCGCTCCCTGCAGACCGGGGCCATGAGCGAGACCTACAGCAACCCGGCCGGCTCCGAGCAAGCCGTGGGGCCGGGGGCGCTGACCGAGGCGGAGCAGAAAGCCCTGCGGTCCGCCGGCTACCGCCGCGGGTCCATGAGCGCGTTCGTGGGCCCGCCCACGACGCCCGTGTTCCGCTGGCCCGACTGGCCGGGGTCGATCCCCCTGTGGTCCTGAATGCCACCGGTCCGGGCCTTCCCCCAGCAGGCCACCATCGAGCACTACGCCCCCGACCCGGCCGACGTCGACGGCCAGCGCCAGCTGGTGGGCAAGTCCACCGTGCGCTGCAACCTGCAGCCCCAGTGGGCGCGGGAGGACACCATGAACCAGGACCTCTCCCAGCGCAGCTGGAACCTGTACCTCCCGCCCGGCACCGAGCTCGGCCACCAGGACCGGGTGCTCGTCGACGACATGGCGCTCGAGGCGATCGGCGAGGGCCGGGCCGTGGGCGACTTCCGGGGCCGCGCTCACCACGTGGAGGCCATCGTGAGGCGAGCCCAGTAGTGGCCCTCAAGAGCTGGCAGGTCGACGACAAGGGGCTGGCCGAGCTCGGCCGGGACCCGGCCCTGGCCGACCTGCTGCGCCAAGCGGGCCAGCGCGGCTACGAGGCCGCCTACTCGCTGGCCCCAGTGCGCACCGGCACCTACCGCGACACCCTCCAGGCGCTCGAGCCGGCGCCGAACGACGACGGCGTGCTCCAGGGCGGCTTCGGCTCCGACAGCCCCATCTGGCACATCGTCGAGTACGGCTCGGCGCACAACCAGCCCTACCGGGTGCTCTCCAACGCCTACATGGCCATCACCGGCGGGAGGTACGACGGATGAGCCTGGCCGTCATCCCCGACGCCGAGCCCCTGGTGGTCGAGTTCTTCCGCGCCCAGCCCGAGCTGGCCGACCTGCTCGAGGACCGCATCTACACCGCGCTGCCGGCCAAACCCGCATGGCCGGCGGCGCGGGTGGTGCGCTGGGGCGGGTGGCCCATCATCACCGAGCCCCTGGTGCTCGACGAGGCCTGGTGCCAGGTCGACATCTGGGCCGACCGCAAGGCCGAGGCCTCGCACCTGGCCCGGCTCATGCGGGCCCTCGCCGCCGCCCGCTTCGTCCAGGACAACTTCGCCGTGGCCAGCAAGGTCCGCTTCGGCATGCTCCACGACTCCCCGGACAACAGCTACGAGCCGGCCAAGCCGCACTTCCGTTTCGACATGAGCGTTTTTCTGCACCCCGAGCGACCCGCTCGGGCCACCCGCCGGCCGGCCGCCCCGGCCGGTCTCAACCCATAAGGAGCCCCTTATGACTGTCACCGAAGCTGCCCCCCGCGCCGCCACCGGCGGCCTATCCGGCGAGGAGGTGGTGGTCGCCGGTTTCCAGCGCCTGCTGGTGGCCCCGACCGGCACCCTGCCGCCCACCGGCATCGACACCGAGTACGGCACCGACTGGTACGACCTCGGCTACACCACCGAGGACGGCATCACGTTCTCGTTCGGCCTGGACACCGACACCCTGATGACCAGCCAGTCCCTCGACCCCGTGCGCATGCTCACCACCGGCCGGCCCAAGACGGTGGCCGGGTCGCTGCGCCAGTTCAACAAAGAGAACCTGAGGCTGGCCCTGGGTGGCGGCGAGTGGTCGGGCAACGCCCAGGACGGCTTCGAGTTCGAGCCGGCGCCGAGCTCGTTCATCGACGAGCGCATGGTCTCGGTCGAGTTCGAGGACGGGGCCAAGAAAGCCCGCTTCTTTGGCCGGCGCACCATGGTCTCCGAGGCGGTCGAGTTCACGCTCGTCAACACGGCCGGCCTGGTGTTCCCCCTCACCTTCACGGTGCTGGCGGCCGAGCCCAACACCTTCTGGTGGCAGGCCAACGCCGCCATGCTGGGCGAAACCGACGGGGGCGCGGCGCCGCCGCCCAACCCCACGATCACGTCGGTGACGCCCGACACCGGCGACCCCGGCGACCCGGTGGCCCTGGCCGGCACCAACTTCGCTGCCAACATGACCGTCCGTTTCGGCTCCGCCAGCGCCACGAACGTGGTGCGCACCAGTGCCACCGCGGCCACCTGCACGGTGCCGGCCGGCACGGGCTCCGTCGCTGTCGAGGTGACCAACCCGGGCGCTCTGGCCCCGGGCACGCTGCCCAACGGCTTCACCTACGCGTAGCCGCCGTGGCGATCGCAGAGTCGATCCTCGTCCTGACCGACGAGGAGGGCACAGTCACGCGCCTGCCCGTGCTGAAGAGCACCATGATCAAGTTCGAACGGCGCTTCAAGCGGACCTACGAGACGGGGTCGATCGCCGACGCCGCCACCATGGCCTACTACCTGGCCCACGAGCAGAGCTGGCCCCCGTCCGACCCCGTGCTCGAGGAATGGTTCGACTCGGTCCACTTCGCCGCTGAGGAGGCCGAGCCGCCCAGCTCCAACGGCACGCACCCTACCGAACCGCCAGCGCCGGAGTAGTGGCCGAGGTGGCCGTGGCCCTGAGGCTGGCTCCCGGCGCCCTGCTCGAGTGCGACGACGAGCTCATGGAGCGCATGTGGGAGCTAGCCCAGCGCGAGCGCACGGCCGCGCTGTGGGCGCTTGAGGTCCAGGCGGTCACGGCCGAGATGGTCCACGCCCTGTGGCGCCTCACGCTCCAGGTCAACTCCAAGAAGGGCAGCACGCCGCCCCGCCCGCTGCGGCTGCCCCGGCCCTGGCGGGACGCCCCCGAAACATATGATTCGCCCCGCCGCCGACGGGTGGCGATCGGCGAGCTCATCGACATGACGGGCCGGGAGGGCTGAGGTGGCCGACCCCATCATCAAGGGCGTCGTCGCCCTCCTGCCCGACACCGAGGGGCTGAAGAAGTCCCTCGGTGGGCTCGGCTCCGACCTGAAGGGGACCTTCAGCAAACTCGGCGGCGCCCTGGGCGACCTCCTCGGCGGCAACATCCAAGGCGCCCTGGGCAAAGTCACGTCCTCGGTGGGCAAGGGCGGCGGGGTGCTCTCACCACTAACGGCCGGGATCGTGGGCGGGGCGGCCGCCGCCGGCGTGGCCCTGTTCAACCTGGGGTCCGATTTCGACAAGACCTACAAGGGAATTCAGAAGCAAACGGGGGCCACGGGCAAGGACCTCGACGCCCTGAAGGGCAGCTTCAAGAACGTGGCCACCCAGACCGGGGCCAGCTTCGAGGACATCTCGAGCGCGGTGGCCAGCGTCTCCCAACGCACCGGCGCCACGGGCAAAGACCTGGAGGACCTGTCGCTGCAGATGCTGCGCCTCTCGTCGGTGACCGGGACCGACCTCAACTCGAACATCGAGAAGGCCACGGGCCTGTTCAACGGCTGGAAGATCGAGACGGCCGACATGCCCAAGTACCTGGACAAGCTCTACACGGCCAGCTCCAAGAGCGGCATCGGGGTCGACGCCCTCATGGCCGCAGCGGAGAAGTCGGGGCCGATCATGCGCCAGTTCAACTTCAGCTTCGACGAGTCCATCGCCCTGCTGGCCACCTTCGACAAGGCCGGCCTGAACACCACCACGGCCACCGCCGCCCTCAACGCCGCCCTGAAGAACCAGCAGAAGATGGTCGAGCGGCAGGGCAAGGCGGTCGACAACGCGGGCAAGCAGATCGAGAAGTTCCAAGCCCTCCAGGACAAAAAACCTAGCCCGGAGAACAAGAAAAACCTCGAAGACGCCATCAAGAACTACGAGGAGATGAACGACGCCTTCAAGCACATGCAGGAGCAGAGCCCGGCCGAGTTCCTGGCCGAGACCGTGGAGTCGATCAAGAACACCGGGGACGCCGCCCAGGCCAACCAGGAGGCCATCTCCGTCTTCGGGGGCAAGGCCGGCCCCCAACTAGCCGAGGCCATCCGGGCCGGGACCATCTCCATGGAGGAGCTGGTCGGGGCGCTGGGCGACAGCGAGGGGGCGCTCAAGAGCACGGCCGGGGAGACGGCCACCTTCAGCGGGAAGATGGCCAAGTTCAAGAACCAGATGAAGGTGGCGTTCGAGCCCGTGGCCATGGGCCTGTTCGACGCCATCACCGGGGCGCTCATGTTCGTGACGCCCTACCTGTCCAAGTTCGCCACCCTGATCGGCAGCGTCATCGGCTGGGTCACCAAGTGCAAGCCGCTCATGATCGCCCTGGGTGTGGCGATCGGGGTGGTGGCCGGGGCCATGGCGGTGCAGGCGGCCGCCACCCTGGCGGTCAACGTGGCCATGTCGGCCTGGCACGCGATCCAGGTGGTCATGAACGCCACCCTGGCCATCTTCAAGGTGGTGATGCTGGCCGTGAACCTGGTCATGGCGGCCAACCCCTTCGTGCTGGTGGCCATCGCCATCGTGGCCGTGATAGCCGCCATCGTGCTCCTGGTCAAGAACTTCGACACCGTGAAGTCGGTGGCGTCCACCGTGTGGGACGCCCTGCTCTCGGGGGTCAACGCGGTGAAGGACGGTTTTCTGGCCGCCTTCGACTTCATCAAGGGCGCCATTTCCGGGGTAATCGACTGGATCAAAGACCACTGGGAGCTGATCGCCACGATCATGGTGGCGATCTTCGTGCCCGGCGGCCCGATCCTGGCCGCCATTTGGCACTTCCGCGACGACATCCTCAAAGTGGTCGACAAGATCGTGGAGTGGTTCAAGGGGCTGCCCGGCCGCATCGTCGCCGGCCTAGGCGACCTCGGCGGCAAGCTCCTCGGCTGGGTGCGCACGGCCTGGGACGTGGTCTCGGGCGGCATCGAGGGCGCCGCCAGCAAGGTGATCAGCTGGTTCGCCGCCCTCCCCGAGAAGTTCGCCGGGGGCATCGCCGGGCTGGGCCAGAAGATCCTCGACAAGGTCAGTGCGGCGTGGGGCTTCGTGGCCGGGAACCTCGGCAAAGTGGCCAAGGCCACCCTCGACTGGTTCGCCGCCCTCCCGGCCAAGCTCATACAACGCGTAACCTCAGCGCTCGACCTCGGCCAAAGGCTTATCTCGTGGGCCCGGGACGCCTTCAAGTCCCTGACCGGCAAGTTGAGCGACATCGGCTCCGACGCCATCGACTTCTTCAAGAAGCTCCCCGGCCAGATGATCGGCGCCCTGGGCGACCTCGGCAAGCAGATCGTCCCGGACCTCTCGGGCCTGGAGAAGCTGCCCGGCCAAGTCAAGCGGGCCATGGACGACGTCGTCGACACGGTGAAGGGCCTGCCCGGCCGCATGGTAGGCGCCCTGGGCGACATGGCCGACAAGGTCAAGGACACGGTCGGGGGCGCGCTGGGCAGCGTGACGAGCTCCATCTCCGGGCTCGGGGGCCAGCTGGCCAACAAGCTGAAGGACCTGCCGGCCCAGATCACCGGCGCCCTCGGAGGCCTGAAGGGCTCCCTCACCGAGATGGGCAGCCAGATGCTGGGAGGGCTCTCCAACGGCATGCGGGACGCCTCCAAGTGGGTCACCGATGTGGCCAAGACGTTGCCCGGCAAGATAAAGGGCGCCCTCGGGGACGCCGGGGGCCTGCTCCTCGAGTCCGGGCGCAAGGTGATCGGCGGGCTCACCAACGGGATGCGGGCCGCCAGCGGGTGGGTGGGCGACATCGTCCGCAAGATCGGGGGCTGGGTGACCGGGGCCATCGGGGACGCCCAGGGCTGGCTGCGGGGCAAGGGCCAGGACATCATCCGAGGCCTGTGGAACGGGATCAGCTCCATGAAGGGCTGGCTCCAGGGCACCATCAAGATCGGGCCGTGGGTGTGGAATTCCATCGGCAACGCCCGGGCCTGGCTGGTCAACGCGGGCAAGAACGTGATCCGGGGCCTGTGGGACGGCATCGAGGCCATGCGCGGCTGGATCATGAACAAGATGAAGGGCCTGCTCGACGGGCTCAAGCGGCTCCTCCCATTCTCGCCCCCCAAGGACCCGACCAGCCCCTTCGCCGGCAAGGGCCAGCCCGTGTACTCGGGCATCTCGATCGCTACCCAGCTGGCCGAGGGCATCGTCCGGGCCACCCCGCTGGTGGTGGCGGCGGCTGAGAACATGGCCGAGGCGGCCAACGCCGGCATTGGCGCCCGGGTCTACGACTTCGGCGCCGTGGGCAGCGCCATGGCTGGCGAGCTCGGCGGGGCCTACGCCGGCGGCGGCAACTACACCCTGGAGATGCACGTGGCCGAGGCCGACACCAGCCAACTTCAGGCCGGCTTCAGGCGCCTCGAGCTGTTGAGCGGGGCCGCATGAGCACCCCCGGCCCCGGGGCTGAGATCCCCGACCTGTGGGCCACCGACGAGGCCGAGCTCCTGGAGTACGTCGCCGGCGACGGGCTGTCGGTGCGCTTCACCGTCGAGCGCGGCACGACCGGGCGCATGATGCCGCCCGTCGACATCTGGGAGGACGTGGTGCCTCTCACGCCTGGCTCCCGCTACCGGGGCAGCCGCCACGCCGCCCGGACCGTGGTCATCCCCATCATCAGCGGCGGCCTGCGCCATGGCCGCCCCGAGCTGCGCGCCCTGGCCCGCGCCCTCGACCCCGCCCGGGGCATGGGGCGCCTGCGCAGCGTGGGTTTCAGCTCGGGCGGCACCGGGCGCGAGCTCAACTGCGTCTACCAGGCCGGGCTCGACGCGCTGAAGGAGGAGTTCCCCAACTTCTCCCGGGTGGCGCTGCAGTTCCGGGCGCCCGACCCCTACTGGGTCGACCAGACCGAACAGGTCCGCGACTTCGCCCCCGCCAACGTGGACACCGAGTGGTTCCCCTTCTTCCCCCTCGACCTCGGCGGCACCAACATCCTGGGCAACTTCTCGATAACCAACGGCGGGGACGCCGAGGCGTGGCCCACCATCGACGTGGGCGGGCCGGGCGAGAACTTCATCTT